TAAGAAAGGCCTAAATGTTATCTTTTTTCCTGTTGATGGCAATTCAATTTCATAATTTGGTATTGAAGATTTTAATATGTCAGATAATATATTCATAATGTTTCCTTTTCATTTGTAGTTCGCTAGTTTTGGCATTCGTCACGAAGCCCCGCGGCCGTATATGCACCTTTCTGATATCTATAAGTAGTATAGGTGAACTGGACCTGGAGTCTGCTATAATCGTTCATCATTTGTTGTCCCATGTTCATGGGGAATATGTTTGATGGATATGCTTCTATTAGAGAATATGTACTTGTTGGTTCACCTGCCGAATTAGCAGTTTGTATTACTACTGTAGGCGATAGTTGGATCTCAGAACTTTCAAACCCATGTGCATAGTTGCATGGGTCCACCATCAGATCCATCCACTTTTCAAAATAAGTTCTTTCGGCTATGTTTCCTGCGAGGGGAAATGTCATTACAACATTATTATCGAAAACATTAGAAACAGGAAGTGTTCTTGGTGAACCCCAGTATTGCTCTTGTACTGATACGAATGCTCTGCCTGGAAGTGTTACATTTTCTGGCTGGAACTGCATCTCGGGCGGTCCGGGTTTGGCGGGATAAAAATGTACTATGTATCGATTAGGTCGTGATAGACCTTCTGTTAGTAGATTATTCTTAAACCAATCTATCGAATTTACTGGTGCTGGGTTTGGCATATTTTTCCTTTATTATGGGAGAATATCGTCTTCGGTTAGTATTAAAAATTTCCATCCATTCTGTTCGCAGAAAGTCTTTGCAGATTTCCATTTTGCTTCGTTTACAGAATATGTTATTTGTTCTTGGATGTATGTTTTATTCTTCTTTTTCTTTTTCTGTGGTGGTCTAGTTTGTTTTTTTGGTTTCACTTCTATTACATAGGTTGTCACTGTGCCTTCTTCTTTGATAATATCTGTGATGAAATCTGGGTAATATCTGTGTATTTTGTTGTCAACTGGAGAATGATATGGTATTGCTAGTTCTTCGCTCCCCCATTGTACCACCTTTTTGTTTTCATCTAAATATCGACATACTCTTCTTTCCCACAAAGAACGACATATAATCTTAGTAGGATCACCTATATACTTAGATGCATTCTGTATATTATACTTCGTCTTATATGCCAATTTAGTTCTCCGTCCCTACTATATATTAGGAACACAACCAAACAATCAATTTTTGGGGTAAAAAATGCCAGGAACCGTTGAAGTACAAACAGATAGAGATCTACCATGGGTGATGAATTTTCAATCATTTAAGTTTAGTGGTAGACAGATGCTCAGAGGAAACGTCGGCGGCGAGGGCGGCGCGAAGTGGGACCTATGGTTGCCTCCACCAAAGCAGATTAATGGAATCGATTCGATTAATTATACTCAAGAATTTAAAGATGAAGGGATCAATCCATCGTGGCAGGGGATCACCGACTTCTTCAACACCGGCATGGGTATCGGCACAGGCGCGTTGGATGTGATTCAGGTGAGTGGTTCTTTCGGACTGGAAAAGATGGACGAAAGAATGGCAACTTTTGGTGGGGCCTCATTGCGGCCGCATCGCTACGATTGGGAACTGGTTCCAACTAGTATAGAAGAATCTAAATCTATAGAAGAGGTAGCGAGAGCCTTTCAAGTTAGTGCATATCCTCTTTGGGGTGGGTCCACGAATATAAGCACATCAAGTAGGGTTGTGCATCCTGACCTCTGGATAATAAGTTCTGCACAACTGTCTGGTGTTGGTGGTAAGTTTGGAGATAATTGGAGATGGGATATGAGTCCTCTTCCGTCTGTGATCCAAAGTGTTAACATTACATCTCAAGGTGCAGCCGGTGGTTCGTATGCTATGGGTAATAGAAGAGACAACCATCCAGTAAAATGGAATTTAAGTGTAACTTTTGTAGAATTAGAACCAGCGATCAATGCCAAGGATCGATTAGTAACCAGAAGTGCGATAAGAAATCATAACAAATCGTGGCTGACAGATAATAAATGACATACTTTAGCAACATGAGAAAAACGACATATACCTTTCCTTCATTTCCCGACATGGAAATGCAGAATATATTTTCTCGCGTTGGTTTTACGGATAAAATAACAAGCAACAGTAAAAATTTCAAAAACTATCGCATCACAGAAGGAATGCGACCAGAACAGGTAGCACATGAGTTTTATGGAGATGAGAGATTTTGGTGGTTGGTTCTTCTTTCAAACAACATCACGGATCCAATCTATGATTGGCCAAAATCATTAAGTGAATTGGATGCATACATCTCTAATTTTCTCACTGGTAGTTCTTATTATGTTTATGAAAATTTAGACATACGACCTGGTGATGTTATAGTAAAAAGAGATACGACAGTCGATGGTGATATTGATATTGAAACATATGGTGTGATTGATAGTCATGATCCATTCTTACATAAAATTGATGTCAAGACAGAAGCGAATGGTTTATCACAGGATGACACATTTTACATTTACAGAAACGTTTATGGAAACAATGGAGAATCCTATCTGATAGAAGGGTTCGGGGAAACTGGTTGCGCACCTCTATATTGCGGTTCTACTTTTTGTGTTCCCAATGATGGACCAAACTGTCCCCCTGTTGGGATAACATATGGTCAGATCAGAAGAAAAGATACTCTAAAAAATAGTCTTAGTCATTTTCAATATCAATCAAATGACACAGATCCATATGCTAATGATTATGATACGGGGTTGAGTTGTGGTAATTTTGCTTTCCAGAACATCTGTTGTCTGACTAGTTCTGTGATGTATAAATATATTAGTAGTGAAAGTTTTAATAACGGAATTGAAACTATCACGATATTTGATAAATTTGTGAACGATAATGATGTAAAAAGAAACATTAAATTGGTGGTAGCAGAACTTGCTCCCATGATAGAACAGGAACTGAAAACTCTTTTTGCAAGAAATGTACCAAGAGGAACATTGAGGTATATTACAACTGGTGGTAATTGATAGGATTATTATATTATGGTAGATAGACAAATAACCAATGAAATATTGATCAATCATCTTGCGATTGTCAAACGTTCTGGTGAGGGTAACCAGTTGGTGGTACTTCCTTCACCGGAACAGGGTGGTGTTGTTGAAAATATTTTCCTAAACATGTCAATAAGTGAAGGTATATACAACAACGGTGTGAGTGGTATTTTAAAAATTCGTGAGCCGGGCATTCTTCTAGATAAATTTAATATTATTGGTGATGAATTTGTTATCATCGAGATGGAAAGCCCGGGCATCGAGGAAGCATCCAAATCGTTGAAGTTTTGTGTAACGGATGTTGTGTTTTCTGGTGATGAAGCATCAGAGGCGTTGATGGGACCTGCTGCAAGAGCAGATGCACACTGGACAATAGAATTTGGTTCATGCGAGACACTTTTTCTTGGTGGTACAGATCACGCGGATATATTTGGTGATATTGGTGATGCTTTGGGTGATAGTGATAACAAATCAATTCTTGAAGACGATATGGGACAGTATTTCATTGGTCCCATTGCTTCAGAAGAAGACGAGAGAATGCATGATTCAACTTCCCTTCAACAAATAGGCGAAACCTTTACAGATATTTTCGGGGGTCATGGGGAAGAAGAGGATGAGTTTCCAAAGACAGGACTGATTAATCATATCGCAAAAAAGTATTTTGATCCCGGCGCTACCCCATTCAGTGTATCAAATGAAATGATGAAAATTGAACCGACACACAACACCATTTTTTTATACAAGAACAAAGCCCTATATCCTTGGAAAAAGCCCGGACAAAATCCAAACATAATCCAACTGATAAACTACATTGCAGAAAATTCTGTGACAACAGATCTAAAGGGAGTGAATTATGTTTTTTATGCAGATTTAGATGGTTGGCATTTTAGATCAATTCGGAATATTATTCAAAAAGGAGAAACTGATTTCTTTGGTATTGGTTTAGAATCGCCCAGACAATACGTCATTACAGATGTAGACTTCCCTGTGTCTGAGTGGAAATCTGGACACCAAAGAATACAATCCTTTAGGGTCGTTAGAGAATATAACCACTTGAAATTGTTTAACAGCGGTGCATATTCTTCAGATACCAAAATATACAAACCAAATGTGAATGCTCGACTAGAACATTCTCCATTTCTTGATGGTGATGGTTCGGAAGACCATGATGGTTCGGATAAAAAAGGAGCCTTATTCGCAGGGCCACATGGACAAGGGGGGGATTCTGTGAAGTATCACTATCTGGATGATAATTGGGGCGGAAAGGACGACGGCGGCCAAGTTGAAGAATATAAACTCATTAGTGAAAATTGGCAGCACCATTTATCCGAAAATAGAAAAAGCATTTATGATGATGGTATCTGGGGATATTTTGGTAATTGGTATAATAATCCTCGCCCAAATCTTTCTTATCCTGCAACACTTCCTTCTGAATCGTTCAAATGGCAATCAATGTATGATCAGACTAAGTTAAAGGGTAGTGAGTTATATAAAATTAAATCGGTGATTCCTAAAAAATATGAGGAAGAAGGTCTTACTGTTGATTCGTTGGAGGGGGGTATTAAACCGGGCTATAAAGAAAAAAGAGATCTTAAAAGAAAATGGGATGTGTATAAGCATGTTATTTGTTGTGCGCCTGTAGATGTTGCACCGCCAGATGAAGATATAGAAAAGTATGCGTTCTATGCTGTCATTGAAAGTGCAACTCCAATTTACGCCTTATTAAATGAAGAAGAGGAAGAAGAGGAAGAACCCGAATCGAGGGGTGTGGACATGGGACCTGACATGGGTGAGCGTTCTACAGAAGACCATAAAGATCAACAATTCAGATCCAACATGTATGAGTATCAATTTAGGGAAGTCGAACTATCCTCATATGTAAACGAAGATTTGCTTAAAGATGGTGCATCTGGCGACATAGAAATTTTATACCATAACGATGGGGATGCTTACCCCGAACATGAAGATATAACCATAACAGATAATAATCCAAGTCTTTATGTTACAATAGTTCCGGGTGGGGTGACTGGTGATGCATACAACACAAATGAATTACTAAACATGGGTGTTTTGTTTGATGACGATCCCAGTGATGTTTATAATTTCTTCGTTGGACCAGGTGTCAACGTTGCGGGTGCTAATTCTACTAACAATGAAGATTTATCCGAAATGAATGATTATCCAGAAGGAAACAGAATGCTCCCAGTTGGTGATTATGTTAGATCTCAAACAGATCCGTGTTTAGGAGAATTTCATTCCCATAAGCACATTGTTAAAATGTATGCGATACCAGATTGGTTGCATACCCAGAAGGGTTTAATACAAGAAGAAGAAGAGGAAGAAGAGGAAGAACCCGAAACAATCTCATGTGTAGAGGCCAGTGACTGTTACTCTACAGGAGAAGAATTCGGAACAGATTTGGAGGAATGTTGGGAATGTATGACTCTAACGAATGAAGATGATGGTGAACCAATCCCCGGTTCTGGTGTTTGTGAAGAGTGTCCTTCTTGCCCGGAAGATGAGGATGACAGACCTACTTTAAATAGTTCAAAGAATACAATCTATGTCTTTGACGTTCAAAATGCACACGATGGTTTATGTTCGTGTATTTCTAATTAACATAGGATGAATTTATTATGAGAAGTTTTGAATCATGTTGTTGCAACCAAGGGTGTGGTAAGAAAAATTGTAATGGTAAAGAATACCAGTATGATTCTACTAAAGATTCAAATTGTCCTATATGTGCTTTTGGTATTACATCATATGGTCCTAACACCTCAACGGTTGGGGGCTTCAGGGAAGGTATTAACGAACCGAAGGCGCCAAATAATCCAGAATTAGACCAGAACCAAAACTTATGGGGTGGATCATCGGGACCCTTTCTTAATGTTGGTGATTATAATGACACAACTCCGTGGACAAAAAGAAGATACAAAGATAATCTCTATGCGGGAAACATATGTTGGGAAAATTGGCAATCAATATACACACATCATACTCCACCCACAAACCCCGGAAGCGATCATTATATTATTGATATAAATTCGTGGGCTCCTTGTACGAATTCAAACAATGATTGTACTCGTTGGTGGTGTCAAACCGAAGAAGAAATAGAAGAATTAGGATTTGATCCCGGATGTTCTCCTGTGGGATTTGAGTGGGAATATCCAGAAGAGTGTGAATGGGATAAGTGTATTCACGCATATCCGGATGCATCCATCACTGCTCTCACCGGATTCTATCAGCACATTTCTCCATTCGGTATTCTTCCATTTTCCCCTCAATGCTTTATGGATTGGACTGATAATTGGGATGGTCCTTTAGTTCCAAAAGGCGATTGTACAATGCACTGTACGGAAGAGAACATTAATTGTCACGGTATTGCATTTGTCGGTTCTTTGGGAAATTATTATGGTTCGTCTTCTTTGTTCTTTGATGAGATGTCCCAAAACATAGAAGATGGTTTTCCTTTTACTCAAAGTAAAGATCCAATTAGGATGACACTGCCTCCTCCACCACACGCCGACAAATACTACGAGGACGTTGGGGACACTTACGAAAATTGGAAGTGGATGAGAGATTGGGTAATTTCTGGCGGTAAACTTGTAATCATGGGGGGTCCATTTACAGAAAAAAGAAGGACAACGGATGAATTTATCTATGCTGGCATACCTCACGTTCATCTTGCTGAGGAAGATGCATGTCCGAGTGGTAAATGTCCGAGAGATCCTCTGCGATATCCTTGGTGTAATGAAGGTGAGAATAGGAATAAAGGAGCAACAGTTGAATCTATTAATAACTGGGGCGTTGTTATAGACCACGAAGTTTTTAAAGATGATGAGGGTAATTGTTGTTGGGTAGGATGGGAGTGGGTGGGTGATCCTTTTGTTCCGGGATCTACTGCTCCACCAGATGGTTATTATAAAAGAGTAACAAATTGTATAGATGGACCAGGTTTAGAAGATGATGGTAGCACCGGAAGCATTGGTGAGTGTGATATATTAATTAGGAATGAAACTTTTCCTTGGAAGGACGATCACGGACTAACGTTTGGTACTCCATATGTAAAGACAGCAGTTGATTGGGAAATTTCTGATAATGTTTACAACGAATACCCCGGCCCGGGGAGCATTTCTAATTATACCGAGATATATGGGAATTTAAATTTCAATTATATTAGTGGTTTAGAAAATACATGTGAAAATATAGAAGCGACAGCATGGGGTGGTGGAACATCTGATGGAATTATACACGCCACATCTGGTGCTTTTGGTAATTATCCTCTACCTTGGGGAGTTCCTGGTCCAGATGAAGGAACTACTGCCGAACGTATAGGCAGAACAGGGGAATATATGGATGTGCCGGGAGGTCCTTCTGGTGCTGCAAAAGAAGACATTGATGGTGCAGATCATCAAAGATGGATTCAAAGTTTATTACAGCAGTTTGCATTCTATTGTGGTTCTACTCTAGAGGGTAGTACTGGTTCCGAATGGTATCGTGATGTTTCTTGGTTGAAAGGGAGTTTGAAATTTTCAGACACAGGGTACTATAGTCACAGTGCGTGTCAGGCCGGCCAATTTGCTGAAGTTGGTTGGACGGGTGAGGCCGGCCCTTCGTGGGGCGATCCTGATCATGGTAATCCTCCTAGCCCGGATGGTGATCGCCATGCCAAATATTTCCATCCTACTAGAAGTGTTTTGGTACGACCACAACCAGTGATTAATGAAATCTATATGAAGGATATCATAGTAGAAGGAGAAAATGGTCCAGAAGAAATTTCTGTTCCAGTATCCTGTTGTCAACAAACAACAAATGACTTGTTTCTTATTGATGAAGATGCAGATCCGTTTTCTTTTGAATGTTCTCATAGTGGTGGTCTGATTCCCATTGAAGAACAAGGTGGTATGCCACTGGTGGGTAGTTGTTCTAATCTTGGTTCATGTACTGTTGTCTGGAAGAAAGTGGGCGATGGTGCAATTATAGTAATGAATGATTCAAATGTATGGGGAGCAACCAATTCTCAAATTGGTAAGTGGTTCCACGAACAAAGAGTACTAAATCCAGCGGCTGGTTTTACTGGAGATAGTGCAGTTTATGATTCTATGCTGAGATCTATGAATAATGATTTTTGGAAATTTGTTTGTGAAGATTTAGGCGAAAATACAATAGGAGATTCTGAGGATTGTGATCAAAATTATTGGGATTATAAAGATGTTCCATACAACGAAGATAATGTTTGTTTGTTGACTGCTGCATGTTGTTTACCCGATGGTGAGTGTATTGATACTAATAAGTGGGATTGTTTTGAAAAGAGGGGAAGATGGAGCATTGGTAGTCTTGATGTTGACGATTTAGAAGATGGTCCATACAGACAAGATACACCCTTGAATCCTTGGCTTCCTGCCCGCTGGACGTGGATCTCGGGTTTTAATTCCCTAAAGAGTTGCGCTCCAACGTGCGATGAATTTTCATGTGAACCCGAACCCAAAGGACTTTGTTGTAAAGTTTCTTGGGATGGTTTTTGGACTTGTCATATCAAAAGTCGGTACCATGAGACAGAAGAAGGTGAAGAAGGAACTGTAACAGAAACAGGCTTAGACTTAAGTTTGAATTGTTGTGTGCCCGAAGATGATACAGCAGAATATCATTGGTATCCTGAAAATGTATGCTGTGGATTGTGGATGAATCCATCACCCACAATACGAGAAAGATGCTGCTGTGACATAGAAGGCGGAGAAAGTTGGCCCTATTGTGATTGTGAAATTGAAGAATTATGTGATGGTTGCTGGGATCCAATTTTAGGAGAAGGTGTATACACCCCACTGTATTGTAATTTGTGTTCTAATTTTAATGAATGTATGTGTGATGATATGTGTCCTGATAGAACATGTTCCTCTGTAGGGGATCCAAATGAATGCGAAGAACTCAATTTACCATTGGGTGGTCAAATTGAACAATCTTGTTGTAGAGGTCATTGTGTAGATGACGATAAAAACGGATGTAACGATGGCTGCCCAGAGGGAGAATGTTGCGGTTATATTAAAGAACTTGATGCATGTGAATGTGGTGATTATTGTGAATGTTATGTTACTTCGGATTGTGTGAATGGGCTTGATGAGAATGGGGATGAAGAGAATCGGTGCTGTATTAATAATTTCTGCATAGACATAGGAGACAGCAGGTGTCCTTGTGTATATTTCCACGAATGTCAAGTTGGTGATTGCTGTGATCCTGAATTTGGTTGCATAACTCCGGGTACTACTGTTGATCCTGATGGGGGGGAAGTATTAATAAACTGTAGTTGTTCTGATAACGTGGAAATAATGAATTGCGCGGAAGGTGATTGTTGTAGGCATTGTCATGTTAGCGGTTATCGTTCTTCTGTCTTCTGGGTAGAAGAAGATTGTCCGGCCGGATCAAACGAATCATTATGCACTCCGATAAACGAAGAAGCACCAATGTCAGAATTTGAGGATTGCGAATGTAGGTACGGATTTGGGACCGAGGTAGGCGACATTGGTGCTGCGGTCGGACCACATATAAAATGTCAGGATGCATATGAAGATTTGGGTGAAGAGTGGCAATTACCAATAGATCCAGACACAGAAGAAAGCCCAGGTCCATGTGTGTGTTGTGAAAGTAGAGTAACGACCGAGGAATATGGAAGAGAAGACAATCCAGTTTGGGGAGAAGATTTATATGAGGGTCTTGCAGATGCTAGACACCCCATTGTGCAACATCGCTGCACAAAAGAATGTGATTGTGCTGCGTTTGGTTGTTGTCCGGGATACTGCTGTGTTGCAGAAAATCCAGAGGACAGTAACAATTGGAATGGTGTAGTTGTACATAGTTGTTTGACATTACGAGAAGAAGAATGTATGTCATACGCAGATCAATATATAAGCATCGACCTAGACACAGACTTGATTGTTGATGAAAGTTGGAGAGTAAAGACAACGTGGATGGGTTCTGGTACAATCTGTAAAAGAGAACAAGAGGATCAATATAGTTCTTGCGATTTCATAGATTTAGAACATCACGATTGTGATATTCCCGGCAGTGAATGCGATCCCATAACCGGAGCATGTTGTAGGGAGTTTGATGATGGTACTTCCAACTGCACAATAAATCGTACCAAAGAATGGTGTGAAGATGACAATGATGGTTTGTGGTTAGGAGCAAATTCAGATTGCAACGACAATCCATGTAATTTACCAACAGGTGCATGTTGCATGGGATTCTATTGTACTGACATTCCAGAGATAGATTGTATTCGTGCGGGAGAGGGCTTCTTCCAAGGAGAAGAGACTTCATGTGAAGACGAAGATATTATTTGTGGAGAACATTTAACTGTTGAATGTACAGCGGGGAATGATCCTTGTGAATCTTATAATGGTTTTTGTGTGGACAGCGGTTACCGCTGGGGTTGTACCGGAGAAGGGGAATATAGTGGTTCTTGTTGTTATGATACTAGTCTGTATGGTGGTATTCATGGTTTATGTTTCCCATCAGAAACTAGTTATTGCATAGAGAAAACATATAGTTGGCATGGCCACGGTTGGACTGGGGATTCGTGTGGTGCAGAACCGTGTCCCAAACCATATGTTTCATCAGATCCTATGCAAGAACCGGATGTTTGTTGTCTGAAGGGTGATCCTGCACCATGGGATCCTGATTATGAGTGGGGCGAGCCCGCTGGAATAGGATGTAGAATGCTCAAACGATCTAGTTGTTCGTCGTTGAGGTGGGGATCACACCCATATCCATATGGCGGCGACGAGAACGAGTGTGGCACATATGAATGTTCTGAAGAAGAAGCAGACGGAGAATTTGGAGCATGTTGTATTGAAATAAAACAACGAGATGCGCTGGTTCGTTGTCGCCCTTGTGATTGTACACATTTAAGTAATCGGTGTTCTGAAGATTATCCATGTGATGTGGAGAATGGTGAGTGTTGTCAACAAAGAGATCCACACTGTGGTACAGAAAAAGAAACACAGGCTGGTTATTATTCTCCTGTATGTTCTGGTGAAGATTATGAATGTGGTGGGTATGAGTTCGGAGGTGATATTCTTACATGTGATTTATGTAGTGGAGATGCTGAATGTGAAGATAGATCACATAGAGTAGGTTGGGCTAATTGTTGTAAAGAGGTTGAATGTGAAGATTCTTCAGTTGTATTAAAGAAGTGTGGTTTTTGTCCATGTGAAGACGATGGTGAGTGTGAAGATCGAGACATTTATAGGTACGAATGGGATGGTGAAAATTATGAATGGGTGCCAGTATTTGTGAGAACAATTGAAATGTGTTGTTACATGTTTGGGGAGTGGCTCGAACATTGGTGGCCTTCTGAATGGGATTTCCCGGATCTAACAGAAGAAGAATATAATAACCCGTTGTGTATGCCATGTCCAGATATATGCACCAGTGATAGTGATTGTCCGGGATTTTCTCAGTGTTGTAATCCTCCAGAAAATCCAGAACCGGGAGGGGAAGACAACAATAGATGCGGTCCATGTCCAGAATGCACTGGAGATCATGAATGCGATGGACCATTTCTTAGATGCTGCAATCAACATGAAAGATGTGAGAGATGTCCAAGTGGATGCAGTCATTGGAATGGTGATGAATATGAATCAGGTTGTCCCGAGGGTCTGTGTTGTATAAACAGGGAATGCACAGAATGTCCACCGCCTACTTGTTGCGATGATAGCGGTATTTGTGACTGCTGGGAGCAGCGTTGCAACTATAATACATGCGAATGTATACCCAAGGATGCAGACGTCTGTGATGATTGTTCAAATGATGAATGCTGTGTTAAAATACTTTCGACACACACAGTATATGATCCTTGCGACGATACATGGAAGTATGTTTGTAAACATTCTTGCGAAGATCCTATCGTGTGTGACGATGGTAGTGAAGTATGTCCGGGCCCGGATTTTGATCATGATGCCTGTTACGGTCCTCCCACATGTGAAGGCGAGAGCAACACTGGGGGCTACATCAATCCATGTGAAGAATGTTGTGGGAATGCCTGGCCTAATTGTTGTTGTTGGGCGCATTATACACAATGCCCAGGTGGGGTTCCAGAATGTGACTGTGAACATGTTACATGTGGAGATTGGTGTGTCGATGATCAATGTGATGAAGATCTCGAGTGCCCGGCTAATCATATATGTTCCGCGCGCGACGGACGTTGCATATTCGACAATGATAGTATTAATTGGTGTGGGTATGATGACAGTGGGCCTGGTGTATGACACACCTACATATTAGGAGGAGATTATAAATGCCAATGATTAATCATGTCTTTCATAGATTAAAAAAAGTTGAGGGACATCTACAAAAAATGAACAATGTTATTAGTGGTTCTGCGGAATTCTCTCAATGTGAAAGAGTTCCCACTGCTTTACAATGGAATTCTGCGCAAATTTGTGTGAACCCAAAACTGTTTGATAACGAACATTGCAGCGATTCTGATCCGTATTGTAATTGTCCATCGTGTGGTAAACCAACAGGCACCGAACCATCATTAAAGCAACTTAGAGATTCTTTAAAATCTGATATTCCGGGGTCCGCGGCGGCCACCGTTTGTGAAGCCATTAAAACAGAACTGGGGGAAGAATATCTGGGATGCTTGTGGGGAGAACCATGGAGTGCTTTGAATTGTGCATGTCCTTGTGAGGGGGGTGACAAATTCCCCGACTATCTCGAACTCGTCACAACAAAGGCTACATTTTGGGACACGCCTGAAACTACTCCGTTGTGGAGGACAGCACAAATGGGGCTAATAGAATCTCAGATGGCAGTTATGATGCTTGATGGTGATTTATCTTTGCGACCTGGTACGATAGTGAATGTTGTAGACGTTGTTCCGGTTGCTGATTCCGGGGCAGGTCCTGCTTCAAATAAGAAATTTAGTGGGAACTGGTTAGTAGCAAGTATTAATCATATCATACCAAATACAATGAATCATAATATGGTACTAACACTACAAAGAGATAGTGTTCCTGTGTCTCCTGATGATGTAAAAGAAGATAAGAGTTTTTGGGAGTGGTTGGTAGGATAACCGAACTAAATGGCATACATAATAAAAAAGATATAAGGTAAATACATGTCAGATAATTCAACATATTGTGATTTTTCTGTAGATTTTGTAAAAAATAAATTTACGAATGATCTATCAAGGGTTATTGATAGAACTGCCATTCGTCAATCTGTTTCTAATATCATGTTAACCATGAAGGGTGAGAAACCTTTTAATAGAAATTTTGGTTGCGACATTCATAAATATTTATTTGAGAACATAGGTTCTGGTTCTATTGCACTGCTTACATTGCAAAGAGATATTGGTGACCAACTTGCTGCGTGGGAACCAAGAGTAACGTTGACTTCTGTTGAACTGGACGAAAGTAATATGGATTCAAACAACTTAGGTATAAACGTGACATATATTATCAACAACATGGATCAGGAAACGGGTTCTTCTTTTGAAGATTCTGTTTCAGTAACAATAGCAAAGGTAAGATAATATGGCACGACCTGATAACATTCAAATTGGAAGTTTAGATTTTGATTCTATTAAGAGTAGCATTATAGATCATCTGAAAACACAAGACACACTCAAGGATTATGATTACACAGGTTCTGTGGCACAAGTGTTGTTGGACGTTCTTGCATATAACACATTATATTATGGTTTCTATACAAATATGGTAGCGAACGAAATGTTCTTAGACACTGCACAAAAAACAGAGTCTTTAATTTCTTTAGTGAAACCTTTAGGTTTTGTTGTTCCGGGTAAAATATCATCAAGAGCAACCATTAAGATAAAGAAAAATGATTGTGATCCTGCGAATAGTTTCATTCCAAAATATACTAGATTTAGTGGCAACAACTCCCAAGGAATAGCATACAATTTCTATAACATAGAATCTCAGTACTTAGACACTGACTGTGAATCCGTTACAACAGTAGTTGAGGGTAAACAACTATTTAAGGAAATTCCTCTTGTTGTGGATCATAACACAAAGAAGGGATTCATCAACGGCTTGGATATTGATATTAGTACAATAGTTGTTGAAGTTTATGATACAGATATAGATCCATCAACAGGAAAGGATATTGGTTGGGTTTATTGGTCTAGAGCATCTAATATGGAATCATATTTAGATGATCAGAGTTTAGTATATTGGTTAGAGCGATCTGAGTATGGTTTCTTTATTGTGTTTGGTGGTGCGTATGGAGATGCTGTGTTTACTCAAGTAGGAAAGAGAATAACAAAAAACGATAGAATTAGAATTTCCTACTTGAAAACTAACGGATCGGGAGGAAATGGAATATCTGGATTCTCGACAAATGATATCACAGGAACCACAACGACCATTGCATTAAGTTCTGGTGGTGTAGATGAACCAAATCTAGATGCAATTCGTTTCTATGCTCCTAAATGGTTTGCATCACAGGACAGAGCAGTTACAGTAGAAGATTGTAGGGCGTTTTTGGTGAATGCAGGATTTGTCGATTCGTCTGATGGATCCAATCCATATTCTAGATTTAATGTATGGGGTGGAGAAAGGATGTCACCACCAAGATATGGTAGGGTATTTGTATCTCTCTCTGATGATTATGTTGGGGACTACAATGCACAGGCAACTGTGATAAACATTCTCAAAGAAAAAACATGCGTGTCTATATTGCCTGAATTTTTACAATACAAACCATACGAGGTGTCGTTGAGGGGAATGGTGCGATATAATCCTCTGTTAACCTCACGTTCTCAGGCCAATTTATTGGGAATGATAAACCAAAAGATAAAATCATCTTATCCTAATACATTTGAACAATCTATGAGTATATCAACTCTAATGAATGAAATTAATTCAGTTGATCCGGCTATAGAGGCAAATCAGGCTGATTTTAAAATGACCATTTCGACAAATGTACCTATCGTAAACACCAAGACAGCAACACATCACTTTAAAAACTCATGCGAACCGGGATCACTGTATTCAAATGATTTTGTTGCCCATTCTTCTATAAGTGTAGAAACTAATGATAGGAAGATTAGACTAAAGACTATCGGGGGAGTGGTTGGAGGAGAAGAAGGATATCAAGATATTGTTGCTTACTACTGGCAAAGCAGTATTCCTATTGTAGTAGCAAAAGCCGGAAGATTTCAACCAAGTACAGGGTTGATTGAAATTAATCCAAACGTTTCATCGGAAGCATTCAAAATATACGCAGTTCCTAAAATGGGATCATTCAAAGCAAGTGAGAATATGTTCACAAAACTTGGAACTGTCGAGTTAACTCTAACCACAATTTAAGGTTTACTCTATGTATGGATATATGTTCAAAAATTCTAGCAAGAATAGGGATTATAAATTACTCCTATTAGGTCAGACTCTACCAGAAGATTTTCAAAATAATCTAGTAAACAATACACATTCTATTGAAATAGATCACCTTTTTCCGATTTGGATTT